CGAACTACCAGCCATCCCCTTGTAGAAGGCTTGGGCCGCCTCGAAGTTCTTCGAGTCGTAATCAGGATTGATCTGCGAGGCGCGCGCTACGAGTGCCTGCATCGCCGGCTTGGACATGGAGTAGGCGCTGACCGGCAAATGGTAATTGGCGATCTGCTGCGCCATGACTTCCTGTTGCGGCGAGAGTGGCGCATCCGTATCCGTGGGAACCTTCCCGGTGTAGAGATACGCTTGTTGCTGTTCGGGTGTGAGAGGCTGTCCGGCCTTTTGGAATTCCGCAATGTCCTGCTGACGCTTCTCCACGATGTTCTGAGAAGATCCTTTCCCACCGTTGAACTGCAAGCCGCCAGATGGCGGAGTGCCCCCAACGGCCTCGCTGACTCGTCCTGGTCCGGCGTTGTACGCCGCGATGGCCTTCTGCGCGTCGCCGCCGAATTGCTGGTACAGCTGCGCGAGGTACTGAGCCGCACCTGCACGCGCCTGCGTCGGATCGAAAGGATCGTTGACACCGAGGCTTGCCGCCGTCGAAGGCATGAACTGATACGGTCCCTGCGCGCCTGCTGGTGATACCGCATTCGGATTGCCGTTGGATTCCACATGCTGCACCGCGTCCAAAAGTTCCTTCGTGGGTTGACCGAACGGATCGAACGCCGGCCGTCCATTGAGCGCGCCCATCACCTTCGGCACGTAGGCCTGCGTCTCCGCAGGAAGCGATGAGGGCAACCCCTGGCTACCCTGCGGCGACTGCGCGCCCTGCGGGATGGGATTGCCGCGAACGTCTTTGAGGTTTCCCTGTTTGTCGCGGAACACAGGCATCCCGTTGTAGGTCATGCCCTGCACCGCCGTACCAGCATCGCCCGCGCCCTGATAGATCACCTGGTGCGTGCGCGGATCGATCAAGGTCTGATCTGGGCCGACACTGATCGGCTTCTGCGGAGTGAGGTCACTCGGGAAGGCCTGCGATGTCTGCGCAATGACGTTGTACAGCGCGGGTTCCATCGAAGGATCCCACGTCGGCGGCGTCTGCTTGCCGGTGAGCTGTTCGAGGAACGGCCGCACATTCTGCCACGCCCCATCGACCTGCGCGGGATTGTTGCTCTGCAACGCCGATGCCATGTAGCGCGCTGCACCGCCGATCTTCTGAAGCTGCGCATTCTGCTGCGTCTGTTGCGTGGCCTGTTGGGTTGCTTGTTGCTTCTCTACGGAGTTCTGCAGCTTGAGCGCCGTCACCGGATCAATCTGCGCGGCTTGCCCGAGAAGCATGCTGTTGTTCGACGGGTCGCCGATGTACTGCCCCGCAAGGCGGTTGAAGTTCATCTGGTTGCCGCGGTCGACGCCTGCGTTCACATCGCCAAGGATGTTGGGCAAGACCTGTTGCGGAAGGAAGGCCATGATTGTTCCTTACACGTAGGACACGGGCGCAAGCGTCGGTCGATATTGCGGGACGTTCACTGATGTATTCGGCGCCGAGATGTTCGGCGTGTAACTGCCGGTGTTGATCGACGGCGTATAGCTGGAAGCCCACTGCGTGCCGTATTGGCCAGCCAATCCCGCGAGGTTCCCCATCAAGTTCGCCGTTTGATTGCCTTGTTGGATGGCGGAAGTTGCCTGTGCGTTTCCTGCATCCATCAGATACGAACCGATGGAACCGGCCTTTCCTGCTCCGATGCTTCCCAGGTTGGTCGACGCGTTCTGGCCCATGCCGGCAAGTCCCGCAAGCCGGTTGTAGTAGTTGCCGTAGTTCTGGCTCGCCAAGCCCTGCGCGTAGCCGAGGATGTCGGCACTGTGGCCACCGGAGTACAGCGAACCGCGGGCCGCCGCGCTGCGGTCGAGGCCTTGGATGCCCTGCGACAAGCTGAACTGGTAATCCGGGGATGCCTTGAAGCTGGAATAGTCGCCCGAGTTCAGCGCCTGCATCTGACCCAGCGCGTTGTTGCCTGCGGAGATGTACGGACTGAGGTTGCCAGACGTGCGCTGGTAGTTCTGCTCCGTCTGCTGGATCGCCTGGTTCGCAGCGTTCTTTTGCGCATTGGCGGCGCTTTGCGCGGCGCCCTTCTGCTGGTTGGAGGAATAGATGCTTCCGACGAGTGTGGCGCCAGCGACGCCTACGGCAACCCAGGACATGGCGCCTCCGGTTCAATGCGATGGTCTTCGGGAACGATCAGCTCGGCTTCGAGCTTTTCGAGATCGGTTTCGCGCGAGGCGTGGACGGTCACCCAAATGGTGTCCGTGTGGGCGTACCCGACTCGCTTGGTGCCAGCGCTCGCCTTGATGATGGCCGGCGCTTGCAGACGCTTCATGCCGTCGTCCGTCCAGACGGTGATGTCGCCCTGCATCAGAAAATTCAGATGATCCGTGCGATGAATCTTGCCGGTGAGCACCGTTCCGGCAGGGATGAAAATCTCACGTCCATAAATGCCTTCCGCGAAGTGGTGTGTGGTTTCGATATCGATCTGCGGGAGCCCGCGAAGCTGGCGCTCTAGGCTCTGAATCGTTTCCAGACTGGGCTTTCGACAAAGCTCCGCCATGCCAGTCGATTGCTCGGCCAGCACGTCGATGTCGGGAGTGAGCATCAGCTTTCCGTCGGTTCCGTCATGATGGATGCGGCGAGGATGTCGGCCTTCACCGCGTCGGTAACGCGCATGTCGAAAACCCACTGGCGCCCGATGCCGAGGCGACGGGCCTGCAGTTTCTTCATGAAACTGCCCGTAGTTCCGAGATCGAGCTTTCGCCAATCGGACCAGTTGCGGCCGCCATCCTTGGAATAGCGAAGATCGATCGACGTATCCAAGGCGGAAGGCTCGCCGGTTTCTACCGTCAGTAGCAGTCCGTCCACTACGATCCGGTTGCCGTCGTCGGACAGGTAGCCGGTGACGCGGCGTTTTTCGAGGATCGCGCCGCCTTCGTTTTGGGTGTTCCAGTCGAGCGCGTAGATCTTCCCGTTCGTGTAATCCCCGCCGTACCATCCGCCGTTCCAGCTTGTCAGTGTGTTCAGTCGCCAGCGCCGTAGACCGTAGGACTGGCGTCGGTGCCATTCACCGGAGGCCACATCAAAGCCCCAGGTCATGCCATCCGGGAACGTCAGGTAGAACACCTTGTGGCCTTCGTCCTCGAACGTGAAGGCGAAGGCCTGCGCAATGTTGCATTCCGCGATCGCTTCCTCGATGGGGAAGGTGGAAACGCGGACCGGCTGGTAACCCATGGCGCGATAGACCACGCCGTCATTGCCAAGCCAGAAAACGGAGTTGTCCAACAGCGCCATGGCGAAGGTGGATGCAAGTCCACGCTCCATGACCATGCCGTAGGCGCGCTGGAACGTCCCCGTTGCCGTGCCGTCATCGATGAAGGGCTCGATGGTGCGCGACCCCATCACCCACACTTCCCGATGGGTGACGATCAGGCCGACGATGGGGTCGGGTGCGCCTTCGGCTTCGTACTGGTCAAGCGTGTTGTAACTCGTCGCATCGGCAAGCGCCGAGGTGAACCAGAACCGCTTTCCGGGCTCTACGCCGGCAATGTAGGAGTCGATGTAGTCGAAACAGATGGCGCCGACGAAGCTGGGGTCGGTGATCTGCGCCAGCGTGCCCTTCACGGTGTCATACACGTAGCCGCTCAGACCGTTTGCGATGGCAATCTGATTGCCGCCCGTGATCTGGTTGTGCGCCATCGACACGCGCCCCACACCAGGGATCGTGCCGAGGTTCGTGGCGACACCCTTGGGCGAAATGGAGAACAGGCTGTTGCCCGAGACGACAAGAAACAGTCCTTCGGCGTTATGCGCGCCGCGAATTGGCGCATTCGTTCCGAGATCGCAGAACGGGACCAGGCCGGGAACGCTCTTGAGCAGCGATCCAGAGCGCGTTCCGTTGCGTTCCGCGTTCACCGGCAAATAGTTCTGCGTGTCCTGCACCGACCAATCGTAGGTTTCGTCCGCATAGGAGCCGCCGACGACGGGGAAAGGCTGCCAGCGAGGCATCAGCGGTAGAACCCGGATCGCCAGCCACCGCCGACACGTTGCGCGTTGCCGATGGGAAGATCATCGTAGCTGCAGCGCTCGTAGAGATTCGACGCCACGAACGCACGGAGCGTCCCAAGTCCCTGCGTTGCCATCTGGACAGTCACGGCATCGGGCTGTACGCCGAATCGCGGCGCAAGACGGATGGCGAGTCCGTAGCCAATGGCTTCATCAGCCTCCAAGGGCGTCGGCATCGAGGCTTCGGAATTGGGGACGTCCTGCCAACCTAGGCTGATGCCATCCACTTCCCACGTACGCATCATCTGGTTGAGCGCGCGCAAGGCATCCGCGGTGTCGTTCTCGTCCAATGCCGAACTGGAATCCGCGACACGCAAGTGCTGCAGCGCATCCCGAATGATGGAAATGGCCTGCGTCATGTCGGCTCCAAGAAAAGCGGGGGCTTCGGCCCCCGCCAAGTCCACTGCACGATTACTCGGTGATGCGGCAGATGTGATCCGGGCGGATCACCGCGCTGCCCAGCAGCACATCGACGCGGGTGCGCTCCAGGTCGTTGAAGCCATCGCCAAAGGTCATCACCCGCACCGACACGTTGCCTGCAGTCGCGGTGTAGCCTTCGCACGACGCCAGCACCGGCAACGGCGCGAAGGCGGCTGCAAAGGCATCCTTGTGGAACGCCAGGTTCTGGCGCGCACCGGGAGTGGCCACCGTGTCGAAGATCGTCACGGGCGCACTGCTGGACGGCAATGCGTCGATGGTGCCGATGACGTTCGCGGTGGTGGGAATCAACGCCGGGAACACGGATAGGTTGCCGGAGCCACCCGCATAGTTCGCAGTCACCACGAACTGGCGCAGCTGACCATTGCTGACGCCAGTGATCGGGTTGACCCCGTGGACACCTGCAATCGTGATGATGGTGCCCTGCGCGATGGCACCCGTACCGGTGCCCACGGCGACCGCGGTTGCACCAGAGACCGGAGCTGCCGTCAGTACGTAGGCTGCGCTGGCATTGCCCACCAGGTACGGAAGCAACTGCGACACGTAGAAGTTGAAGTTGCTGTAACGGCCCACCTTGCCAGTGTCGAACTCGTCCGAGATTTCCTTGGTCGGATTGAACAGCGCCGCGTTGTTGTCCTGCAGATCGACGTTCGCATCCGACGAGAACAGGATGGTGCGGCGGTCGGAGGGCGTCAGGTAGCGGTCCAAGGCTGCGCCGGCCTGCGCATAGACCTTGCGCAGGGTGGGAACCGTGCCAGGGGTGCCGACCACCTGCCCGGCCCCGAGCGCCATCTGCTGGGTGAGATACGCCTGCACCTGCGTGCGCACGCTGTTCATCGCAGGACGCAGGAAGCGCTCCTTGAACTGCGACAGGTTCAGCACCTTTTCCACGGCGGTGAACTTCAGACCGGCGCCGATCTGCTGCGACAGGGTGAGGTTCACCTTGCCTTCGGTCACGTCGTTGTCCACGAACGTCGAACCGTTCCAGGTCACCGGCACGGGCGGAATGCCGATGCTGATCGTGGAACCCTTCTTGTAGCCCTGCACGGGCGAGCCGAACTCGTTGTCGTAGCCGGTGTTGATGTTCGGGATCAGGTTGTCTTCTTCGACCAGCATGGCCGCCGCTTCGCGGGCGATCATCTGGTGGGTGAGGATCGTATTGCTCATGGTGTCTGCCTCTTGGGATTAAGAGGCCCGCTTGTTTCGGCGTTCCCACCACTGCTGATCCGTGAGCTTCTCCGGCGGTGTTTCCGTCGGTGATTTGCCGCTCACGGTGGCAACAGGTGGCGGAGCCTTCGAGACGGGCCGCACGGCTGCTTGGGGTGCCGGCTGTGCCGGCGTGTTGGGCAGCGCTTGCGGCGCGGCTGCTAGGCGCGATGCGATGCGATCCACTGCGGCAGCCGCGAGATGCGGCTGTATCGACGCAAGCTGGAACGCCAAGTCGTCATCGTTGGCGAGGGCGTAAGCGATCTCAGGCCCGTTGTCGTGGGTCATGATCGCGAGTTGCACAGCCTCGGAAGGCTGATAGGGAATCGCCATCACCTTGTCGGCGAAATCAGGATGTGATGCGGCGAACTGCGCGACCTTGCCGTTGTAGGTTTCGGTCACTTCCTGAAGGCGACGGGTGGCGACTTCCTGGTGTTGCTGGAACTTGTACGTATCGAGGGCTTGTGAGGCGGCCCATTCCGCCGTGGCCCGCTGATGCGCGGCGGGGTCGAAATTGGATTGTTCGAGAGTGGGTGCCGGGCGTTGTTCGGGCGTCTTCGCCTTCACTGCGGCAAGGTCGGATTCCAGTTCGCGCACGCGGCTCTGCAGGCGATTGATGTACTCGCCTGTCCGATTGCGCTTCGGCGGTTGTTCCGGCGTCTTTTCCTTTTCAGCCGCAGCTTTCGCTTCGGCTTCCTTGGCCGCGGCCTCTTGGGCAACGGCTTCCGCGTCACTGCGCGGAGGAGTGGCAACGACTTGGGTTTCTTCCACGCGCGGCAGTTCGCCGCTGGCCTGCTGGCCTTCGGTTTCGGTACTCATGACATCCTCACGGATTCGGCGAAAAGCCCCGCCGTTCAGGCATAAAAAAACCGCCTCTAGGCGGTCATTGCGGAGGGTTGAAAGCTCCGGGTTTCACTGGCATGGGTCGAACCATGGGCCAATTCGGCGGCGCAATGCTGGCGTCGTACATCGCGGCGCGCGCGTCATGCGCCAACGTCTGTGTGGCAGCGTGATCGCTGACAGCGAGCGCGTCGTCCACCTGGTGATGTCCGGCGATGGCGCGATCACGCTCGATCTGAGCCTGCGCCTTCGGCAAGACGGCCTGCGCTTCCGCAGACTCGCGCTGCGCTTTGGCCTGCTGCAACTGCGTTTCCGCCTGCATCTTCGCCATCTGCGCCTGCTGCGCCGGATTCGGACCCTGTTGTTGCGGTGGCGGCTGATCGCCCGGTTGCGGCTGGAGCAATCCCTGATTGACCAGGATGCGCCGCACCGCTTCGGACACTTCCTCGTTGCCGGGAAGGTCGAGGTTCTTGACCACCATGTACGACAGCAACTCGCCCAGCGGCGGGAAGCTCGAACCCACCTGGCCGACGAGCTGCGCAAATGCTGTGACGGCTTCCTGTCGCTGCGTGGCATACGCCGGTCCGACCGTGATCGTCACGTCATAGCGGCCCTTGCTGATGTCGTTCAGCGTAAGCGTCTGCCCGGTCTGTGGGTCTTGCACCTGCTGGTACAACTGCACCCACTTCTGACCGCCATCCTGTCCTAGCACGCGAATCACTCGCTGGGTGTCGTACACGCGCGGGATCATGTCAACCAGGATTTCGTACTCGAAATGAATGGCGCGACTGAGGTTGTCGATGTAATTGAACGTCGATACCTGCGATTGCACCTTGCGCTGCTGGATCGCTGCACCACTGGTTTCGTTGCCCTGCAGGCCCAGGCTTGGATTGAAGATGCCCGTAGCGGCCTTGATATCGTCGTTGTCCATGTTCGCCAGCTGGATAAGCGCCGTAGGCACTTCCGCTTGCTGGGCACGGGCCGGCGTTCCATCAGCACCTTCCGCAATGGGCAGATACGGCCGGTCTTCCGCGTTCGCCTTGTTCCAGAACGACTCGAATCCCTTGATCCATGAGAGCTTCGTGATGAACGGCGCTTTCGGAGCCTTGGCAACCGCCTCGATGATCGCGGTGCGATGGACGTTGTGAAGCCGCTGCTGATCCTTGGACGAACGCACAAGTCCCATCCAGTGGTCCTCGCCGTCGATGCTCTCGATCTCGCCCCATACGGGAATGATAGGGATGAACTTCGACGGAAACTCCTGTTCAGCGGTAAGCCATGACGCGCCGTTTGTGAGGCGCATGTACACCTTGTGTGATGCCACCGTACGCTCATTGGAGATCTGGATGCCCGATGCCTGCAAGGCGTCCATGTCCGTTTCGTCTTCCCATACCGTCTCGCCATTGGAGAGCGCGAGTAGCTGGCGCTTGACCGGCTTCTTGTACCAGTACTCGCAGATGCGCACCTTATCCGCATCAAGCCAGTCCTTTGCGCGTGAATCGCCGTCGAAGTCGTGAAGATCAGCATCCGGGTACTGGCGTTCAAACTCGCTCCTCGGGATGAATTCCTCTACGAACACGAACCGACTGTCGCGCTTGTCGATCTCCACCGACGCCGAATCGAACGTGACAGCCGAGAAGTTCCGGATCGGCTTGATCCAGATGCACTGATCAAAGCTGTCCTCGTCCGCATAGTCGGTCGTGATGCGCCACACCCCCATGCCGCCCTTCACGGCAGACTCGAACGCGATATCGTGCGCAAGATCAGCGTTCGACGCGTCGAGGATGTTCATCGACAGGCCGTTCATGATCTCGGCAAGCCCGGTGTCTGATTCCTCCATGCCGCGGACTTTGCCCATGGGACGCGTCTGCCGCATTTCGTTCACGACTTGACGAACGTGGGCCTGCAGCTTCGGGAACTCGTAGCAGGGACGATCTGCGCGGCGTGACTTCAGCTTGGCGTCCCACTGGTGACCAGGCACCGACACGAACAGGATGTCTTCCTTGGCCTTGTCGTAGAGTTCCAGCGATGCCTCGCGCGAGATGCGGTAGCGCTCCAGCATCTCGAACAGCGCATCGCCCTCTTTCTTCGTCTGGCGCGCCATCAGTAATCGACCTCGTAATCCATGTTCACGGGTTCGGTTTGCTCAGTGGTGGCATAGCGCAGCATCATCAGTGCGTACCGCACAGCACTCAGGATGTCGTCGTG